CGACCTGCGGAAGTACCCAAGAGGCCGAAGGGGCTCCCCTGCTAAGGGAGTAGGCTGGATAAAACCGGCGCGAGGGTTCAAATCCCTCCTTCCGCGCCAAGTATCGGAAATTGCTCAAAGCGAGTGGTTTCCGATACTTTTTTATTGTATTATGTTATATTTTTTGATAATACGCAATTTTGAAAAAGAATCCAAAAAACTTGGAGAAAATCAAAAAATCTGATTCTATTGTTTACACGGTTGTTTACAAATTTTCTGTCTCCATAGACGCCAGGTACACGTCCGTCACATCTGCACGGCCATGGCCCAGCAGGTGAGACACCTCCAGCTTTGCCCGGTACTCAGATGCGCCACTATCCACCGCAGCCTGATATTGCCGGACCGCATAGCTATGCCGCATCCCGTGGTGGGTCAGCGGTCGGGGGTTGGCACCCTGATCCGGACGGTGCTCCCGAAGGAACGCCTGAAAAGCATGGATATAGGCATCCGTGGCCGTATCATCCGGCACAAACAGCTTGTGCCCGCGCTGGACTGCGGCTCGCCGGTCACGCAGCGCCTGTTTTGCTACTGTCGCTCCATAAGCGTTAATTGCTTCAGGAATATTTAAATATCTCATTACTGCTGCCTACTCTATAGTGAATACTACGGTTTGATTTTAACTTTTAAGTGTGGTAATATTCCATATAAGAGTAAACGGAGGAGGAGGATATTGATGTTCGAAACATTTAACTTTGTAATTCAATTTTTCAAAAATAATATTGGAACTATCATTGCTCTTTTTTCACTGTTATTTGTCGCAATTCAGACACAAACTCTGAGTAGAACGTATAAATATAATTGCAATTGGCAAGAGAAAGAGAAAGCTGCCGAACTTGCATATATGTATAAGAACAATATCCTTCCAAGCGTTAATTATATCAGTTCCGTGCAAAAGGCCACTGGCATAATGGAACTGCTCCGCAACATCAATCTTGATTCAATTGCTAACTTCAATCAGGAAGAACTTCACCGTTTGACAAGTGCAGATATAGAAAAAAACGTTGTAGCTGCATGGAGCAAAGATGAGAATATCACCTTGCTTATTACACATCGACAGATTTTCAAGCAGACTTGTAATAAGAGAATGCATGATATAAATCCATTTTTGATGAGAAAATGGTTTGAAGCCAAAAACAACGTGAGAGATAAAAACGGAAAAGAAATTACAATTCAATCGGAAGAAAAGGCTGCGCTGTTAGAGGCTTTAAGGCGCGAATTTTTCGATGTAGTATCTAATACATTGAATGATTTAGAGTTTTTTTCGATGAATTTTGTTTCAGGGGTTGCCGATGATTCTGTCGTTTTCCCTTCGCTACATCAGACGTATCTCACGCTTGTACAGCTGCTGTATTATTATATTGCAGTACAGAACAAGAATGAAAAGGATAAATTTTATACAAATGTCATTGAACTTTTCGAAAAATGGCGAACTGTTGATAGAGAAAACGAGAAGAAAGTCCGTGATGCCATTAGCAGGCCATCGCCGATTAAGAAATAATTTTTTAAAAAACACTTGCTTTTTTTTCATAAATAGCATACTATAGTTGTACTCTGTGAGTAACAGAGGCAGGAGGAGGTATGGTTATGTGGGAACAATTTATTGATGACTGGGCCTCTACAAGAAGTAGCGCTCCTGATAAGGATGCCGGCAAATCCGAAAAAGAAACTCAACCAAAAAAATAGTCTTAAGAGTCTCACTAAAAGTGAGGCTCTCTTTTTATACGCATAGGTTTATTTGTCAATATGGGGAAATCTTTTAGTGATTCCAGAAGTTCTGTCGCAGCGTAAGGTAAATTCCATTATGCTGCCGGGTCTGAATACCCTGGCCGGACAGCGCAGGTAATCAGTCCCACATTCCGGCGCCGCTTCATCACCGCGCCGCCATTGGCGTCATTGCCGGTGCCGGTGTTGCCCTCAATAGTGAGGATCGTGCTGCCCACAACGCCCACCACAACGCCGACGTGAACGGTCCGCTTCCGTTCTCCGGAAAAGTCGAAGAAAACAATGTCCCCCGGCTTGTAGCCGCTGGTCACCACCTGCGCTGGGGCCGCCGTCCGGTAACGCTGGACGAAGGCGGAGCAGCTGGCTGTTTTGTAGAGGCTGAAACCGGCCTCCCGGAACACCCACCAGACAAAGGCCATGCACCAGGCGTATCCGCTACCGCTGACCTCCCGGCCATAATAGGCGCTGTTGTACTTGACCTTGTTAGAATTGATGGGCATTTCCACCACGCCCAGCTGCCATTCCGCGATTTGAAGCACGGCGGCTCTGGTCTTTGCCTTCAGGGCGGTCATCACTCGGCCTCGACCAGAGCGGTGCCCTGCACCCGGAAGATCTTACCTGCGATCATGCACAGGGCGTACATCTCGCCGCAGTCGCAGTTCACCAGCTGGCCGTCCTTGACCTGGACCTTATCCAGGGAGCCGGTGCCAGTGTCCAGCAGGCCATAGCCGTTGGCAGTGGCAGCGGTGTCAGCCTTGGCCGCTGCGGTCTCTTCGGCGGTCAGCTCATGCTTGCCGGGCTCCAGGTGGACGCCGGCCCCCAACTCCGCCAGGGCGGCGTTGGTCTCCTCCAGGGTAGCTCCGCCTGCGGTGTACTTGTTGATGATGTCAGTAATCTTGCTCATAATGTACTTCCTTTCTGTCATGAAGATTTATGTGGAGCCGCATCCGCGGCAGGGGTTACTTGAAACTACATGTAAATTACTTTAAGCCTCTTCGTGGGGTTCGTCTTCGCCCACGATCTTGTCACCGGCGGCATCCACGGCGGACTTGCCGGCGGCCAGGATCTTCGGCAGCCATTCCGGGACCGGCGCGCCCATGTGGACGGCGTGCTCCGCCAGACTGCCCAGTTCCCCAATGACGTACCATACGATCACCAATGGCCCGATCAGTACTGTATACGTAAATGGCAGCGCGATACCGGGCAGGTTTCTCATCATCATGCCAATAAGCCAGTCTGCCACCAGCGCCACGCATACAATGACGATCATACCGCCCTTGTGCCAGGCTCCTTCCCGCAGCTTGGCGCTGGACCAGCGGCCTTCCTTGCTGGCCACGGCGGAGCCTACCAGCCAGTCGGCCAGCATCAGGCCTACCCATACGATCACCAGCCAGCCAAACCAGCCCCAAAAGGCTGTTAGCGCAGCAATGACGCCGGTGATAACGGTCTTGATATGCAGAGCAGAATTATTCTCCATCGGCGGCCTCCGTTTCTTTACCAGAACTTGTCCAGTCCACCCATTCCTCCATCCATACCTTGATCGCACCGTCTACCAGATAGAAAGCGTTGTTAATCAAGGGCGTTTCTCCCTCGGTGTAAGGGATAGGATTTTCCGCGCTGGTACCGACGGGGTTCTCCTGTTCACGGTACTCCCGCATAACCACTACATCGTTGATTGTGGTGTTTACCCAGTCAAAGCCAATCTTATCCGACTGCGCCACAGTCTTGACGATACCGCCCATTGCCTGCACTGCTTTGCCATCCTTCAGAGCCGCTTTCATAGCAGTCAGCTTCTCAGTTGTCAGCATCATAAACCTCCTCAAGCTGTGCCAGTATATCTGCCCTTATAGTTAATTCTGTGATCTGTCCCTCCAGCTCCGTGATCTGCGCCTGGTAGCCGGTAACGTCCCCAAGATACTGAGAAGCGACCTTCAGATACACGCGGTATGTTTTGCAGCCGCTCATATATTCAATTTTCTCAACGTCAAAGCCATATCCCTCAGGCAGCCCCTGCTCACTTGCGTGAATGCCTGTGTACTGGATCGTGGGCTTGGCCCAGTTGATTGCCTCGATCTGCTCCAGCGCGGCATCCTTCCGGTCGAAGTCTACCGTGTACTTTCCATTGTTGCAGATAGGCGGGCCCATAATGGGGCCAGCCGCTACATCGTCGATCAGCCATTTACTCATAAAAATCTCCCCCTAATCATTTTTTCAAGGCTATCCCAGTCCATAGCCGCCGCTTCCACACCACCCCATGTCAGGGCCTTGCCTTCCACCAGCGCCCACGTTGCGCCGCCGCGGAAAAGCATTTTTACCGGTCCCACCGGAGCACATTCCCCTTCCGTGGTATTGCTGACCTGCAGGGTAAGCGTAAAATCCATATCTGCAGACGCGGTAAAATGCAGGCTGTTCAAAGCGCCCTGAATTCTGGTGGGCGTCATAAACTCATTCGAGGTATAGGCCACAACCAGAGAACCCGCAGCACTGCTTTCGGAAACCCAGCCGGCGCCCTGAAAAGAAAGCCCGCTGAGATCAACGCCAGACACAGTAATTTTGATCTTGTTGATCCGGATAGCGGATTCAATGCTGAACCCATCTCCGGCACAGCCGGCTTCAGTCAACTCCAGATAACCGCAGCTGCCAATGGCATCTGCACAAACCTTTCCACTGAAATATGGGAACAGCAGAATCAGATATTGCAGGTTCGCCTCTATGGCGTTGGCATCTGTGAATGTCAGCCGTTTCAGATCTCCGGGCAGCAGTTCCAGTGAATATGCTTCATCTCTCATCCAGAACCACCTCCACCCGGTATCGGCAGGTTTTCCAAATCTGCCCAGGTCATCTGTGTGTCCTCTACATCTTGCCAAGTGTAGGCATACGCTTCAAACGGTTCCCAGCTGATAATGGCGGACCAGCGAACCGTGCCGCTGCCGACCTGTATCACGGTCCCGCTCCGCATAAGTGCGGAAACGGTCACAGAAGCGTCCGCATAGTCTTCCGCGGAGCAGAGGAACACCAAGGCGTCTAAAGCGTCCTGGATATCCTGATAGGCTCCCTGCGGCACCGTGTACCGGGCTGTAATATCCGAGTCAGACTGCTTCACGGACCAGCCGGTGCCGGCAGCCGTGATACTGCTGAGCCTTGTGCTTTTGACGGTGACGATGATTTCCTGAATACCGTGGGCGGCCGTTAAAGAAACATAGTCACCGGCAGAAACATCAGCCGACAGATCTACATAGCCGAGCTGCGTATCGGCCCAAACCTCTATGACGGTTCCGGAAGCGCTCTCAATACTCCTCCAGAACGCCAGCAGATTTTGCACAATCAAGTGCAACTGTTCATCTGTAGGAATATCCTCGACCCGCCAAGTAGTATCTGTGCTCCCATCTTTATGCGTGATATAGACCGGCGTATATATCACCTGTCGGCCGTACCGTTCATACAGGCCCTTCAGGTATACCATGGCTTCCGTGATGCGGTTCCGATCAGCGGCATTGAAGGCCCCGCGCATACCGGCCAGCCATTCCGCCTTTTCATCTGCGGACATGGCATCAAAGCCCTTATCACGCAGCGCCCTCCAACGGTCCACATCTGCGGCCGTGCGATCGGTGATGAGAGATTCCAATAGGGACATATCTCAGACTCCTTTCACCCCGCCGGTATACACGACCGTATTTGACAGTTTGATTTCCATTTTCTCCAGATTGCCGACCGTTGCCCCGCCGCAGTTATCCGGCAGGGACAGGCAATCACCCAGGCGCTCCCCGGCAAAGACCACTTTGGCCTTGCCGGTGCTCCGCCGCTGGTGGTATGCATAGAGCCGCTGTGCCACCGTTTGGGCCGCATCCGGTGAGACCAGCGTTGCATCTGTGACCTTAACCACTTTCTGTTTGTCCGTGGCAGTCACATTGGGATTTTTCACAGAGTATACCGTTTTACTGTCGGCGTATTTGACGCCATTGACCTCGACATCCCCGTTTTCCGCCTCCGCATAGGTGTGGGCGGTGACCTGTACCTCCGTCACAATCGCCTCTGTACTGGCCGAGGCCCCCAGGAAAGTACGCC